CAAGAAAGTTTACTGATGATGATAAGGTATGGGGATATACAGAATGAGAATAGGAATAATTGCACGATCTGACAATACTGGATTAGGCTATCAAACTAAAGAATTAACAGATATGCTTAAACCAGACAAAGTTATGCTTATTGATTTTTCTCCTCATAATAACAACATACAGCATCCAGAATGGTACGATGGCTATAATGTAACAAGCATACTTGGATACCCAACTGGCAGAGATATTGAAAAGTTTTTAAATAATTTGGATATAGTTTTAAGTTGTGAAACATTTTATAACAATGAAGAGTTTATTGAAATAGCCAAAGTAAAAAATATAAAAACATTTTTGCAATACAACTATGAACTGTTTGGCAATCTTGCAAAAAAGAAAATGCCATTGCCAGATGTTCTCATATCTCCAAGTTCTTGGGAACTACAGTCTATTATAGATAAGTTTGGTAGAAAGGCAAAGGTTGTTCATATACCGCCACCAACTACTCCAGGTATATTTAGCAATGCATTAAAAGAAAACACATCTAAAACACATAATAGAATTCTTCATATTGGTGGCAAACGTGCTGCTATGGATCGTAATGGAACAGATACTATAGTAGAAATGTTGCGGTATTCAAAAGCAAATTATGAACTTGTTATAAGAACACAAACCAGATTAGAAATAAGTAGTAATGATAGTAGACTAACTATAGATTATAATGATCAAAAAAATAGAGAAGATATGTACTCTGGTTTTGACCTTATGGTACTTCCAAGAAGATATGCAGGTCTTTGCTTACCAATGAATGAGGCTTTGCTAAGTGGTATACCAGTTTTTATGACAAATATATCTCCAAATAACAAAGTTTTGCCATCTGATTGGCTAGTAGATGCTTCTATAGTTGATCAATTTAGAGCAAAGACATTAATAGATGTGTATGGGGCTAATCCAAGACAACTGGCTGAAATGATAGATGAATATATTATGTTAAAAGATAAAGAAGAACAAAAAAGAGCAGCGTTAAAAATTGGAATAAATAATTTTGCTCCAGAAAATTTAAAAAATAAGTATTACGAACTATTTAACTCTTTTCATATTTAGTTTTTAAATTTAACATATCAAAAATACCATCATTTTTTAATTTTATAAATGATCCAGACTCAGTTGATAGAAAGTTGTACTTGTTAGATGTATACTCATATGATAAAGACTGCATATTTACTGAATCATAAACTTTAACATCTTCCATTTCGTTTCCTTGAACATTGTATATATTTCCATAAATAGATCTATATAAAAGATTATGATTCATACCGACAACTTTTTTAAAATTATTTTTATTAATTAACATTGGAACGTGTATTTCATAGTTTAATGGTGATTCAATTTGCATAGATAAAAGTTTTTGATGTGTTGTTTTCATTCTGTTTATGTAAGAATTTCTTCCAAGAATACTTTCATATCTTTCTATTTTATTTAATAGTGTTCTGTCAAAATAAGTTATTATATTTTCAGTTTGTTTCATAACAAAAAAATCATCATTCATAAATATAAAATTTTCTGGTATCTCAGAACTATTACAAATGGTTTTAAAATTATTATGAGCATTCTTATACTTAGATAAATTTTGTTTTACTTCTATATATTCTCCAGTATACCAAGAAGGTCTACCACCAACTATCCAAACATTATCAACATTACAATTAGCAACTATTGATCTAATAGAATACTTTAACTCTTCATTATCGCCATCTTTACAAATATAAACAAAATACATATTACTCCAAATAAAAATAACAGGGCAGATCAATTGTCTGCCCTGTTACTAACACTTACTTTACAACTTTCTTTGCAGGCTTTTTAATAGCCTTTTTCTTAACAGGTTTAATATTCTTCATGGCATCATCAACATCCTTTGCGATTGCATCAAATTTTCCAAATGCTGGATCTTTTGGATTTGCTGCACGAAGAACTACTGGTACTAGAGCAGCCACTAGAGCAGCCCACATGTCTTTAGGATCTGTAATTCCTGCAGTATATAGTGCAACTACGCCAGCAAGAACAGAGCGTCCATATGAGGCTCCTATGGCCTTTAATTGTGCTTGATTCATTTAATCACCTACCTCCATTACTATAGTATATCTTATATACTAGTATAAGTAAATTCTTTGTTTATTAAGTGCTTTTTTTATTTTTCTAAGTTTATACCATTTTATTATTTTTTTAATCATTTTTATCCTTTTTTAAAATATCATTTTTAATAATCTCAAAAAAGTTATATGCCCAAATTTCTTGTTGTAATATTCCAGGATGCCCATCTCTTGCTTGTAAAAATAATACATGATCTTTATACCTACTATCTAATGCAAAACTTTCAAAAGTTCTTGATCCTGGATATGGAATATGTATAACATTGTAAAAATTTTTTAATATATTATTATTTGCTGCACTTTCTAAATTTCCAGATTCTAAAGAATCCCATGTAGAATAAATTAATTTAGTATTTATTGTTTTACAAAAATCTTCAAGTAATCTCCATGCAACTAAAAATGCTGGAACCGAATTAAAATACATATTTTTTTCATACATAAGCATTTCATACTCTGGATGTTTTTCTTTGTGCTGTTCAACTGCTTTCATATCTTCAGAAGTTAAATTAATACTTAGTGGCATATATTGTTTATAATCCCACATCTTTTTTTCTTCTGTCCAATAGTAATCTCTTAACAAGTTTGGTAACAATACAAAAAAATAATCTGGTGCTTCATATTTTTCAACATATGTTTTAAAACTATTAAGTATTTTTTGCCAACCATTACCAGATTTACCAAGATTAAAATATCCGCTTGTTTTTGTAACATTATTTATTTTTTCCAATAACATTTTTGTCCATGTGAATTCTATTGGAAGCCCCATCCCTTCCGTATTAGAGCAACCAGAAAATAAAACATGAAGACCATCATGTTTTTTTATAAATTCATCACATCTAAAGAAATCATTATTATAGTAATACTTGACATCAACACCATGATATTTTTCATAAACTGTTTCTATTGGAGATAAATCAAACTTATGTTTATTATTAATATATTCATAATTATATTTTTCTTTCCAATTTTTAACTACATGATCTTTGTTATGAAAAAATTCATCTGCCCAAGTATAATCAAAATCTTTTATTTTTAAAGAGTTAAAGGCATGTGAGCCTATGTAATATTGCTCATGTTTATTTTTTTGTTCTCTTTCAGAACTTTTTGAAAAATATAAATTAAAAAAATTACTTGGCCCATCATATGCTTTCATTTTATGACTCTTTTCTTATATATATATCATAAAATCCTAAATTATGCAATGCTATTGCATTAACATACCAGTTTTTATTTTTAGACAAAAACTCGTTAACAGTTTGAAATGTTCCATATGGCATATCTTCAATTATACCATCATAGATTAAATAGTCATTTAAACCTATAATTCCATTTTTATCAATTAATTTAGAGCAAATGTCCAACACTGTTTTTGTTACATGTCTATTGTTTGTTATGTCTATATATACATAATCATATTTTTTATTAATGTTTTTTAGAACTTCTCTTGCATCACCTTTAATAGTGGTTACATTATTGTACTGTGCAAATTTATTTTTAACATACTCTTCGTGATTTTCAGCATCATACTCTAAAATATGTTTTGGAGTACATTGACATTCTCCAAATTTTCTCCATGACCAACATTTTAAATCTTGATTGTACCAGTCTACAAGATCTATTAATTCTGGATTACAATGCTTTGCCACTAATTCAGAATAATATCCCCAAGCAACTCCGACTTCCATATACCTAATGTTTTGTTTTAATGTTTTTACATATTCTTCTCTTGATGAATATACTTTAGTATTATTCAATTGTTGCTGACTAATTTTATCTGTATCTTCAATTTCATATTCATTTGGAATATAATTTTCTGATACTCTAATTGGTTTTCTAGGCACTAATCTTTATCCTCTATATTTTTTGTTTGTTCAACAAGTGGAAGAAGTTTATTAACAACATTCATTAATATTGGACCAGTTCTATAGTCTCCAATGTATTGTTGATTTGTTTCTTTTCTACAATATTCAATGACATCATTTATTTTGTCCATTGCATCTTCAATATATTTAAATGCCCAATCTCTTGAATCAGACAAAAATTTTATAAAATCTTCATTTGAATCATCTTTAAATTTATTTGAATTTTCTAACTCTTCTTTCATGGCGACCATCATAGAAAGAGCAATCTGATTATCTATTAAACTTTGATTTAATGCTATTTGAATTTTAATAGCCCTGTATAATATATAAGCATTAAATATAACTAAAAACCCTATTACCCAACTATACCACTGCATTTTTCTCCTCATGTGTAGGCCAATAATATTTACATGGTTCTTTTTTATCTGGACAGCAAGGAATGTTGTAAGGACTTGATACTGCAGATTGATATTCTACATAGTATATGGGATCTTTATGAAACAAGTTAGCCCTATGTGTTGTTATTACACGCATCAATTTAGTTTCATCTTTCCAAAAAGATGGAACATTATTGCCCCAATTTTCCCAACATTGATCTTTTAAATCATTAAGATTTGCCTCATTGTTTTCTGTTCTAATGCCACGCATCTTTGCTTCTTGAATCATGGCCTGTATGTATTCCCACAAACCACGTTCAAATCCACGCCACATCAAAACTGCTGGATGATTTCGCCAACCACCAGTCTTAGACTTACCAGACAAAACATTAAGAATTTGATAACCTTCTAATATTTGCTTATTTAGTCTTTTACTATCTAAAAAATATGCAGAAGTATGCAAGTCTGCTTGTGGCAAAAATGTTTGCATTAAAATAACTCCTTATCATCTGTTTCTATATCAAATATATCAGATTGTAGGGCTTGTGTCAACTGTGCAAAGGCAACAACAATTAGTCCAATAAATGAAACAAATACACCTAAAACAGACAAACTAATCCATTTTTTCATTTTTCACCTTCATTCCTAAACATTTTTTACAAATAACATAACTATTGCCAGTAAAAGGACA